CCCCCGCCACAACAGCCCAAGCCCGCGCAAGGGTCAGCCGCAACCGACCCCAGTAAGATCGAAGCGGCGCTAGATGTCGTAGACGCTCGCATTGCGCGTATTGATAAGGCGCAATCGTGGAACACCAATACCGTTACTGCGGTGAGTCTGCGTAATCGGCTCAACGACGCAATGAGTAAGGTGGATAGCCTCTCTATCGATGGGGCGCGCAAAGACAAAATCAAAGGGCGCATCCAGAAGGCCCTAAAACGGCTCCCCCCTACTGAGGCTGCTAACGCCCCATCCCAGCCACCCACCGCGAAGGGAAAAGACTTCGGTTCTGGGATTTTGGTATTTAAAAGTGGCGGCGCAACACCTAACTATCGTTGGGTATCGTATTCGACTAACGCATTTAAAGACCGCGAGCGCGAAATTTTATCGACAGATGCTTTATATAAAAGCGTTGACCGAATGGATGCGCGCCAGTCGTACGGCCCGCTTCGATTTTGGCATGTGGGGGACGTATATCTTCCACCCCCAGACCAGTGGGATACTGCATACGCGTTGAAAGGTGTAGATTTAGGGCAGTGCGATTACTGCGCGGTGCATGATCGCGTGTTAATCGAATCAGGTACATTCAAAAGCGCAGTTATCGCCGAGCATGTAATGAAATCGGCGAATGATCTAGCCATCTCGGCAGGGTTTACCCACCCACCTGGACAGCCAGAAATATCAGGAGGCGTTTATACAGATGTAAATATATTTGAACGGAGTTTATTGCCACGCGGCAAAGCCGCTAATGAATTAACGGGAGTATTAGTAACGAAGGAATTGAATATGAATATAAAAGCTGAAAAATTAGCGGCGCTTAAAGCCCTACTGGGGAACGATCATGATGCAGTCGTGAAAGTTCTGGGTGGAGCCGAGGCAATCATGAAAGAAGCCGCAGGACAAAATCTATCGTTTAAAGAACTTGGGGCAAAACTAGGTGACAAAGATGCGCCGGTACCTGATGCGCTAATTAATGCGCTAAAAGAGATTGGGATCATCGAAGACAAAGCCGCGCCCGCGCCCGCTACTGATGGTGATCCAGAAGATGTAACCGAGCCGCTAGAAACACCCGGCGAGCCACCAGACCCAGAAGATGACACCGAAGATCCAGAAGGCGCGATGATTATGGGCGACATGACCCCGAAGGAATTTAAAAGCTTGTTCACAGACCCAGTAATTAAGGCCGTCGGCGATCTTGCGGCGGCCATCGCTGGTACCATGAAGGCTGCGCCCCAGACTGTAGCAGGTGATGCGGTTGTTAAAGCGCTTAAGGCGCTCGATGAATCAAGGGCCGATCTAGACAAGCGGATCAAGTCTCTTGAGGGCAGCGCCCCCACACTTGCGGCGAGTGACTCTCCCACTACGCTGTTACAAAGTGGGGTTAAACGAAAATCCTATACCGAGAATAGCAACGGTGAGGTTTTGACTGACGATGACCGCCTAGCTAAGTTATGGGTAGGCGGCCAATAGATAACAGGAGAAATATGAAATCAACACAAACAGGCGCAGACTACGCCGCAAAACTAACGCAACTAGAAAGTGCGGTTGAGCGGATTTTAGATGTCCAATCTAAAACTCTAACATTTAAAGACGGCGCGACCAGCCCTAATGTCCTTTTTGGGCAGACGATGGGTAACGCGTGGGGCGTTTTGGGACTTGACCCGAAAGTTATTAACGCGATGGTGTTGCCCAATCTAGGGTTGATTGGGCGCTTGCCGGTGAGCGCGAGTAATGAACTTACGCCGATACACGCCTATCTAACTGGTGTAACTGCGCCCAGCGCAGACAAGCCAACCACGATATGCGGCCCTGGCCCAGTGCCAGGGAACGTAAAGCGCGGGACAGTGACATGGCCGTTTGGTCGTATCGCGATGAGTACAAAAACCGTGAACCTCACCGCCCCAGTAGGCGCGGTGCTTAATCGCGGGCAGTTTCGCGACCTGCAACTTGTAGGCGGGCCGACAGATCCAAAAATCGGCCCTAACGTTCCTACGGGAATTGCTGGGATGCTAAACAGCGAGGCCAAGCAATCGATGTTTGAATTCCGTATGGGTTGGATTCAACGTCACGGGCGCTTGCTTTATAAAGGCGACCCCTCTAACAATACATACGATGGGTCTGGTGACATGATCTACGGCGAACCCGTTGGGCTTGACCGCATGATTAACACCGGGTATCGCGATGCAATTACAGCGCAAGCCACACCCAGTCTCGACCCCAAGATTTTGAATTTTGGAACTGGTGTTACGGCCAATCCCACCAAACTAGTACAGCAAATTACTGCGCTGGTTCGCTACAACAAAAAGCTTGCCAATGATGCAGGTCTAGCACCAACCCAGATTGCGTTAGTTGGCAGCGAAGGGCTGTTTTACGAGATCACAGCCGTGTGGCCGTGTGCGTACGATACGTATCGCTGCACGCTAACAGACAACGGGACAGACCAACGCGTGATAAGCGTTGATGAGCAGATCAAAAAAACCGAGGACATGCGCCAGGGTAAGTACCTGTTGGTCGATGGACAGCAGGTCGAATGGATCAGCGATGATTCTGCCACCGAGACAACGGGCGATAACGTAACGTGGACGACATCGATCTATGTTGTGCCGCTGAAGTTTTTAGGCAACAACCCAGGCGTGTACGTGCAGTATTTTGATTTTGATACTGCGCCACAGGTTGAGTTTAGAAACTTGTACAACCAAAACGATAAGGTGACCACTAGCGATAATGGCCGCTTTATCTGGGTGCGCCGCAGTGATGGGTTCTGTGCATCGATGGACGCAGTAGAGCGCCCGCGATACGTGCTAGATGTACCGTTTTTAAGCGCGCGTATTACCAACGTCAGCTATACCCCGCTGCTATCGATGCGGTCTGGGTGGAACGATGACGCTCGGTTCTACAACGGTGGCGTATACAAGAATGGGCCTGTGCCTTACTTCTACTCTAACCCAGCGTAAACTATGTGGCCCGACGTTGCGATTTTGGTACCAACGTATAACCGTGCGGATGTTTGTGTCCGCACGGTTGATTTATTGCTAAAAAACCTTTCTTACTGCGGCGACATGCATTTTCTTGTCGGGTGTGATGGCACTGACAACACACCCGACAAGTTAGAGGACTGGGCTGCAAGAGAAGGCGTGCGCGACAGGCTCATGGTACTACGTGAGCCTTCTGGTGGAATAGGCGCAAACATCAATCGCCTAATCGAGCGAGCGCATATGTTCACTGATTTTTACGTGAGTTTAGATGACGACCATCACCTAATCGGCCAGATCAGTCTTTCTCGGCATGTTGAGAAGCTGCGCGACGACCGTCAAGCCGGGTGGATTCACCTCATGATGGAGGCGCTAGGCGATGAGCATTTTGATCCGTATAAATTTCAAGGCGTTTTAGACAAAGATCATTACTGGCGTATAGACTGGGATTGCCCAGAAAGATTCGTCATGAGTTTTAGGCCGCATATATTTCATCATAGGTTTATCGAAGTCATGGGCTATCTAAATGAAGGATTAAAAACCGGCGAGACCGAATGGGAGTATGCAGGCCGAACTAAACGAATTGGCAGTCAAGGCGGCGGGGTAGATGTTTTAGTGCCGCTATGTGCATATGGGTGTTACCACTGGCGGCATGATGCCGCCGATGTGTCTTGGAATCAAAGGGGGCTTTAATGACAAATATATTGCTAGGCAAGGCGATCCACTACGTATTGGCGCAGTATGACCTAGGCGAAGGGCGCAAGACTTCAAAGCCGGGGCGACATGTGCCTGGGATCATCGTTCAAGATTGGGGCAGCTCAATCAACGCGGTAATTTTCATAGACGGTACTAATGATTTCTGGGATGGTAAACCCGCTGCAAGCCCAGGCCAAGAAAAACTTACCCTATGGAGAACCAGTATCACGCGCGATGAAGATACCCGCAAGCCTGGATCGTGGCATTTAGAAGACGACACAATCCAAACCGAATAATGGCGACACTCTCCCTAGAAGTAACCCGGTCAGACTACACCATAGAGGGTATGCGTAGGCTACGCAGTGCGGCTAGCGTGTGGTCTAGCGACGAGGTTGTTGCCGCGCAGGTGGAGCGCGAGACCCGTAGACCGTGCCCAAACAATCCCATAGATGCAGATACCTACGCCCGCCTGAAGGCCGAAAAATCTAACGGGCTGGTCTGTGTGGTAATCCCTAACTACAATTACGGGGCCTATGTTGGTAGTGCCATCATGTCGGCGATTAAGCAAACTCGCCGCCCAGATGAAATAATCATCGTAGACGATGCCAGTACCGACAACTCTATTGAGGTAATTAATGCTTCGATAGAGCAAGCCGACAAAGCCGGGATCAGTGCGAGGCTCATTCAGCATGACGTAAATTCTGGTACCGTGGGCGCATCTCGTAATACTGGCATATCTGCAACGATATGTGAGTACATCGTGTGTCTAGATAGCGATGACATGATCGAACCGCTGTATATCGAGACACTACTAAACGCGATTAAGTCTCGCCCTGATGTCGGTGTAGTTTATTCGGGCGTAAGGACACTCGAAGAAAACGAGGGTAACGCAATTAGGTTATGGGAGAACTGGCCGCCTCTATTTAATTGGGGCTGGATGACGACAAAATCCGAGACGATTAATAACTGTATCCCAGTTGCGAGTATGTTTAGGCGCGAGATGTGGCATCGCGCAGGCGGCTATGACGCTGCAATTAGAAGCGCTGAAGACGTTGATTTCTGGCTGCGCGGGTTGTCGCTGGGGTTTGATGCAGTAAAGGTCACCAGCGAGCCGCTATTTACCTATCGACGGCATGGAGCAAGCATGAGTACGTCCCGTAGGCCCGATAATATTAGGTATTGGCAACGCGCCTATGACGGATATAAAGCACTTGCTTCACCGTGCGGTGAAGCACCTACGTTTAGAGATTACACCCACCCGCTAATTAGCGTGATTATTCCAGTCGGCCCTAGTCATGCTGCGCTTGTTAAAACCGCGCTGTATTCGCTTGATGCGCAGACATATAAAAACTTTGAAATAATCGTCGTAGACGATACCGATCAAGATATCGCGCATGTGGTTAGATCTATTCGCCCGTACGTGCGGGTGATTAGTGATGGTAATTCTGGCGTGAGCGCGGCCAGAAACAAAGGTATAGAAGCGGCGCGGGGCAAGTTGGTTTTATTTCTAGACGCAGACGACTATCTAGCCGCCGATGCGCTTGAGGTGATGCTAAAAACTTATCTGGGAGCGCGCGGCGGATACGTATATGCAGGCTGGCATATCGTGGGCGAGCGCGGTGAGATTACCAGTAGCCACGAAGCACCTCAACATCATACGATTGATTGGATGAGTCCAAGCACACGCGGGATGCACCCCGTGACGGTGCTTATGCCGACTGAACACGCCAGGCGAATTAGATTCGATATAGATGTACCAGTATTTGAAGACTGGGACTTTTTCGCGCGTTGCGCGATGAATGCGCTATGGGGCACGACTGCGCTAAAGCCCTTATTGTTTTATCGCGCCACGACTGGCGCGCGCAGAAAACTAAGCGAGGACAATATTAATATTATGCGTACTCGTGTAAAAGAGCGCTATGAGCCGCATATAGCCGAGGTAATGAATATGGGGTGCTGCGGAAACACTGAGCCTATCGAGTCTATATATAACCAAGCATACGATCCAGCGTATCGATACTCGTTTACGCCAACAGGAAAGGTTTTGTACGATTACATTGGCGATTATGCCGCGCCGGTGTTTTATTTTGGTAAATACCAGGCTTATAAAGGTTGCCCACCAATCGAAGTAGACCCAGGCGATAAAAATAAAATCGAGTCTACGGGGGTTTTTGTGCCACACGAGAATGCGCCAACGCATGAGCCGGCCTTGATGGAGGATCGATGAGTATTGAGCGTATCGTCATCGCTGGGCTAATTGCCTATCGGGTGAGCCGTATCGTTATCGCTGACGATGGGCCATTTGACGTACTTGCAAATTTACGCGCTAGGGCCAGTATCAATAAACAAGATACCTGGTGGCGTAGAGGACTGGCGTGTATGGCGTGTGTGTCGTTTTGGGTTGGGGTTGTTTCTATCTTTGTGCTGGGCGAGCGTGAATTAATCGGGGTTGTGAGCGGCGGGTTGGCTGCATCAACCATTGCGATACTGGTTAGCCGCAATGCGAAAGTTTAAACAACCAAACCTAGTTATTGCGCTTGTCGCGCTGGTCATCATTGGACTAGTACTGTTAGCGCTGGCTGCGATTGTCAGCGCAGTTGTTCGAAACGCCCCTACCTGGATGGGGGTGCTAATAATTATCGTCGTAATCGCTTTTTTAGTTAAGGAGTAAAAATGGCAGGCGTAACAAACAGAGGAAAGTTTTTAATGCTACAGCTTTGGGGGCGCACTACATCCCCAGTGACGAGCGTGTTTTATTTGGCGCTATCTACATCTACGACAGCACCAAACCCAGATACAAATACCGTCGCAGATATCAGCGAGATTGCAGCCGGTAACGGCTACACATCAGGCGGTCTGAGTGTGAGCCGCAACTCGACGGATTTTGACGTGCTGACAGAAGACGACACCAATGACCGAGGACTAATTCAGCTAAAGGACTTTGTGTGGACTGCATCGGGCGGCAATTTGCCCGCATCGGGTTTAGGCGCGCGCTATGCGCTGGGTCTAACCGACGAGGGCACGATCTCAGCGCGTCAGGTGTGGGCGTTCTGGGATTTGGTGAGTGACCGTACTGTATCGGTGGGCCAAACTCTGACCCTGCAAAATTGTGAAGTGAGGTTAACTGAATGATTGATCTATCGATTGCCAAACTGGTACCAGAAAATAAAGACACCGAGGTTATGTGGTTTGAGGTTGCGCCAAGCGACCTGTATCCAGGGATGGTCGAACACCTGAAGCCTATTAAAGATAAAAAGATTTTCCCGCAAGGGCAGACCCCGTTATCTGCATACTACGCTGTACTAATAGGTCTGCCTGATGATGTGTTCACGCTTATCGATATGGCGGCTGAAGACACGCCCACAGATAGGCTACGAGAGCGCGCGGCAATACTGGAAATATCACGCCTGTGGTTTACAGAAATGTTGCACTATCAATTAGGATCTGTCCCAATGGGTTTAAGGATTCTTAAGGACGACAAATACAGACTGGCGTTGCCACAAGGGGCAACGCATTCGCCTGCGGCTACGCCCTATTTTGGAATCCTTGAGGACTAATGAGCGTTATCCAGTCGAAGATAGCAACAACGACAGCCAGCACCGCGCTCGCTTGTACGTTTGATTTACCCGTGAAGGCGGGTAATACCGTTGTTGCTATTTTTACAACGCTCACGGTACCGACATCTCCGACAGTAGATGACAATCAGGGTAATGGCAACTATGCAATAGTGACCAATGACGGGACTGGCACGCGCGAATTAACAATGCACTACAAGCCAAACGTGGCGGCATCGGGGACGTTTACGGTGACGTTTCACTCAACTAATTCAATTGCCAGTTCACTCGTGATTTTAGAAATTGCGGGAGTAACTGCATCACTAGACAATTTCAATGGCACAGGATCAGGCACAGGCACAACCGTAACGACTGGGAGCGTAACGCCCACTGTAGTGGGAACAATTGTTATTGCGGCGTTTGTACATGGATCGGCCAGTAACCTAACGATTACTCCGTCAGCAACGTACACACAGGTTCAAGAAAACGAAGGCGGCGCAACGACTGCCCCTATTGGGGTCGAGTGTCAAACTAGGCCACTTGCAAGCGCCGGTACTGCAACCTGGACAATCAGTAGTAGCGCTACCTATGCCTCCGTAATTGCGTCGTTTAAATTGCGCGATACGTTCCCAGCGGCGTATGCGCCTAGCAAGAGGGTGAATGCAGCCTATAGGATGTGATAAATGAATTCAGGCGTATTTATGGCCGAGATGAGGCAGGTATCTGTAACGATAGCTAAAACGTTAGTTCAGATCGATGCCCCAGCGACTAAAACAATAGAAATTATCCGAGCCGAGGTGAGCTTTAGCTCTATTGCCTCAACTGCAATAGAGGTTGGGCTAAAAAAAGTTACCACCGCTGGCACTAAAACCGGCTTCACGCCGATAAGGTTACAAGGCGCGGCAGCAGCAGCGTCAGCGGGTACCAACAACACCGTCGAAGGGACATCTGGCGACCTGCTAATGCAATGGTACGTCAACTATCTAAGTGGGCTGGTTTATTTTCCAGCGCCAGAAGAAAGAATTATTTTGGCTCCATCTGAGCGCATCGCGCTATATCTACCCAGTGCGCCGGGTGCGGGAATTACGATTGATGCGTTTATTGTTTGGGGTGAGAGTGGCTAATGGCGTTTGTATTTCGTCGTCCGTTTGATGCAAGAAACCGTGGGCCTAGCGCGGTTATTCTTGCGTTATCTGGTGGCGGGGGTGATGTTAGTGTTACTCCCGACCCAGCGGCATCGAGCGCCGTCACAATCGCGCCCAGCGTAATACTAGGGGCGCTGGTCATCGCCCCCAACCCAGCGGCATCGAGCGGGGTAACAATTGCGCCTAGCGTGGTAATGGATTTGGCTGTTACGCCCAGTCCTGCTACGGCTAGCATCGTCACGATTAACCCCAGCGTGGTGCTAGGTAGTCTCGTCGTTGCACCTAACCCCGCTACCTCTGCGAGTGTGGCAATTGCACCTAGTATTGTGCTGGGTAGCGTCGTGGTTGCGCCCGCGCCCGCTACCTCTGCGGGCGCGGCAATTGCGCCCAGCGTGATACTGGGGGCGTTGGTGGTTGCTCCCAGCCCAGCGAGCGCGAGCGCTATCACAATCAATCCAGGCGTAATACTGGGGGCGCTAACTATTACGCCGAGTCCCGCGCAAGCCAGCGTCGTCACAATTAACCCCAGCGTAGTGCAGTCATCTATTAGTGTTACGCCTAACCCCGCGCAGGCGAGCGTTATCACAGTCAACCCCAGCGTGATTATGGGCGGGTTGGTAGTTGCGCCAAGCCCCGCGCAGGCGAGTGTTATCACGATTAACCCCAGCGTGGTATTAGGTAGTCTCGTCGTTGCGCCTAACCCCGCTACGGCAAGCCTGGTTGCGGTTAACCCTGGGGTAATTCAGTCATCGCTCGCGCTCGCGCCCAGTCCAGCGCAGGCGAGCGCCATCACGATTAATCCGGGCGTGATTATGGGCGCGTTGATTGTTGCGCCTAACCCAGCGAGCGCGAGCGCTATCACGATTAATCCTAATGTCATCGCTGGAAATAATATTAGTATTACGCCCGCGCCCGCGAGCGCGAGCGCCATCACGATTAGTCCAGCCGTTGTACAAAGCTCGATGGCGTTTACGCCTAACCCCGCGAGCGCGAGCGCCATCACGATTAACCCTAATGTGATACTTGGGGCGCTAACTATTACGCCAAGCCCCGCGCAGGCAAGCGTTATCACGATTAATCCAGGTGTGATACTTGGGGCGCTGGTGGTCTTGCCCGCGCCTGCACAAGCCAGCGTTATCACGATTAATCCAGGTGTGATACTAAGCAGCGTTGTAATCGCGCCAAGCCCCGCGCAGGCAAGCCTAATCACGATTAATCCAGGCGTGATACTAAGCAGCGTTGTAATCGCGCCAAGTCCAGCCAGCGCGAGACTAATTACGATTAATCCAATCGTGATCGGCGGCGGTGGCGCGATACTAGAGGCGCTATTCAAGGCGATGGCGCGCAAAATGTTTAACAGGGTCAAATAATGTACAAAATCGCAATCAACCAACCCAATACGATCCCGTTTGTGATGGTCAACGCCAGTGGCACCGAGGTTACCGGGTTGGGGACTACGTTTGTGGTAAGTGTGTCAAAAAATGGCGGCGCGTTTAACGCGGGCGCAGGCGCAAAGAGCGAAATCGGGTCGGGGTGGTATCAATACATCGCAACAGCGGGCGAGTGTGATACAGCGGGGCCACTCTCGATCAAAATCACAGGCGCGGGGTGCCTGCAACAAAACCTAGTCTATCCTATAGAGACTGTTATGGCTAATGCGATAAAGTTCACCTATACGCTCACCTCTTCCGTGGGCGGCGCGCCCATCGTTGGAGCATTCGTTTGGTTTACGACTGACCTAAACGGGCAAAACATCGTCGCTAGTGGGACTACTGATGTGATGGGCCAGGTGTCATTTTATTTGTCTACAGGGACGTACTACGTATGGCGATCTAAAGACGGTTTTTCGTTTACCAATCCCGATACGGAGGTTGTTAGTTAATGCCCAGTTCAGGATCAGGTACCGGTACACCCATTACGCCGCCAGTGGCAGGCGCAATAAGCGCTGAGTTGCACCGCCCACTTGTGAGCCTAGATCAATGGCGGCAATTAATGGGGCTGCATCCGTGGCATTTCTGGCGCATTGCCGGGGCGAAAGTGCCTATCGTATCGAGCTGCAACCCGCTAACGTTTCTGCATCCGTGGCAATACGCGATGCAAGCATCGCGCGATGACGTAACGCGCGCACTACTCAAAGCCGAACGGGTGTTTGCCGAGTATGCTCATTTTTGGCCCGCGCCGAGGTTTATTAAAGATACGCTCGATTTCCCAATGCAGTCAGACCCCCGCAAGAATTATCTAAGTTCTGTTAGCGTGCAAGGCGAATTTTTACCCATACAACTGAAGTACGGCCACCTGCGGACTTTTGGCGCTGAGAGTTATCAGTACATTGCAAGCCCTAGCGTTGCGTACTATGACTACGATGGCGATGGGATAAATGAGACCTTCGGGGTTACGTTTCCTACTAGCGTGGCAGACCCCGAAGAGATTGCGCTCTACTTTTCGGGCGCGGATAGGTTTGATGGCAGCGCTGTCAGCCCACGCTGGCAGATCGAGCCGATAAAAGTCTCTATCGATGGGGGCGTGGCAACGGTTACAGGGTCGCGCTGGCTAGCGGTAAAGCCTGCACTACAAGAGGGCTATAAAAACACCGAGATTGACGAAGGCACAGTTGGAAATTTTGTTTCCAACTTTGACGTGTACCGGCGATATGCCGATACGACCAATCAAGGCCGCTTCGTGTGGCTGGTGCGCCCAATAGGTTGCTATACGTGTCCCGATGGGTACGACATAAGCGGCGACCCATCGGCTTATGCTGTGCAGGTCGCGCGCTTTGGCGCGCGTAATGCAACGCTGGGCGCGGCCTTTGGGGAGAGTGCCGCGCTTAGCGGATCAACGTACGTAACTGCATTGTGGTCACTGGGTTACCAGCCCAATAAAATTGACGTGTACTACAAAGCCGGCTATCCCCTCGATGGCGGTGCGGTTTCAACAGATATCGCCTTAATCATCGCAAGGCTAGCAGCCGCCGAAATAGGCGTACATGTTTGTGGGTGCAGTAGCGCTTATCCAGAGGTGAGTTATTGGCAAGAGGATTTGGCTGTTTCGACGAGCGATTCAAGCCGACAAACCCCATTCGAGATGTTAGGTAATCCAATCGGTACGAGGCGCGGCCAGGTGTATGCATGGCAGGCGATTAATCAGTTAGAGTTAGCACGCGCTAGTTTAAGCGCATAGGAGACATATGGCAAACACTCAACAGGTAATGAATCTAATCAAAACAGGCGGCGGGCGGCCATACATACAGTTTGGCGGCAGCCGACCCAACAACCAGCCGCTATTTTATGGCGGCGAGACAAATTTTATGGCCCTATCGGGGTTAAGCGCTCCCGTGCGCGGCGGGGTATCACCTATCAATATGCACGACCCCTACGCTAACGCTCGCTATCGCGCAGTCGATTCAACTATCGATGCACCTGATTTGCCTAACGCGTCAGTCATGATCCGTCACCGCGTGGGGGCGCTTCCTAGACATCTCGTCGCGGCCAATTGCAAAATCACTAACTACATGCTGTTTGGTGCGTGTAGAGATCTATCCCAGTTTGACGTAGGCTGGGAGAGTTTTATCTATGTGCTAAGCAATGGGCTGGTGACGGATCGTGATCTAGGCGATTTGTTTATGTGGGACGCAGACGACCCCAACGAAGCAAACTTGAGCCTTACGTATGAAAGTGCCTACGGGATTGGTCAGGTTGGCTTCGGCGAAAAGAATGCCGCAGCCATCACGCTTGAGATACTTGACGTTTGCTACATGAATCAGGTCGCGTGTGGCGATTGCGGCATTAACAACGATGGCACGCAGAAAATTTACGTGAGCGAAAAAGGCGGTGCGGCAGCGAAGCCCATCATTCACTACTCGCTCGATGGTGGCGTTACCTGGTCTACCTCAAGCGTTGTAGCGGCGGCAAATGCCGAGAGTCTCGTAACGATTAGGGTGATGGGGAGTTACCTAGTCGCCTTATCGCCGACTGCATCAAGCGCCACACAAGGTGGCTACTACTACGCGCCCCTCAATACGCTTACAGGTGCGCCGGGAACGTGGGTAAAAGTTACGGCTGGGTTTACCAACAACCAGCAACCGCGCGATATGTTTGTCGTTGGCCCGCGCGAGGCTTATATCTGTGCAGATACAGGAGAGATCCTAAAACTCACTGATGTTGTGAGCGGCCCGCGATCATTGGGGCAAGTGTCCGCGTCTAACCTATCGCGCATTGATGGCAGCGCGGATGCTATCGTAGCAGTCGGGGCAAACGCGGCGTGTGTAGTTTCTGTTAATCGTGGCCTTAGCTGGGCTGCAACCCCAACTAGTCCAGGCGCGGCAACCCAAAATGCAGTGCAGACGATAGACCGCTATCGTATATGGGTGGGTGATGCGTCGGGCGTGGTTCGATATACCCTAGACGGTGGTAACACCTGGACGACGCAAGGGCTGGGGTTGACGCTGGCGAGTGTGCAAGATATCAAGGTAGCCTCGCCTGAAGTTATCTGGATTACGGGGCTAGAGTCCACTACGCCACGCCTAGTTGGGACAAACAACGGCGGCTATAGTTGGTTTAACTCGGGCAACGTAGTGCCGCGTATTACGGGTGTGCCATCTAGCCCAACTGCGCAACGCTGGAATCGAATTGCGGTGCCAGGGATATTTGACAACAACGTGAACGCAAACTATGCAGTATTGGGCGGGCTGGGCGTGGCGACAGATGGTAGTTTACTGGTCGGCTCGGCCAATATGTTTTAACTAATATGAGCGACGGAAGACAACACACTCCCCATGTGTTTACGAGTACGGGGGTTGAATGCACGATAAAACACGTATCTAATATCAAGGTAAGCGAGGCTATTGCGGTGGTACCAAAGCCGGTACCACCGCTAACAGAAGTTAAAAACGCAGATGGCACTGTTAGGCAAGAACCCAATAGAAGCCACCCAGATTATTTGCAAGCCGAGGCTGAGTACAGAATGGATATGGAGCGGCTACTACGGCTTGTGTACGTTAAATTTGGCGTTGAGTATGAGCTCACTGATAAAGACATCCGGGACGTGGCTCAGTTTAGAGCTGAGGTTAAGGCAACGTCTGGGCGCGATATGGTTGGCGACGATAAGACAATTTTCATTACGTTTTTTGCAATTGGCGATGACCAGGACTATCAGGATTTTGTATCGGTATGCCAGGGTAGGAGCCTAGCGACCGACCCAAAATCGACACTTGGCACGAATATTTCGACGTAAAAATCGATGGCGTGCCCGTCAGGCGCTACGTAACCCCCAGATCGGGGATTACGTTTACGCTTGAATTTGAGCGTAGGCTAGTTGCAAAATGGGCGGGCTACACGTATGAAGCATTTTGTGACCTTGATGGATTTAACCAGGCGGGGCACGTAGCTGCCTATCGAGACTATCAATACATGAGCGCGGCTGAAGCTGAACGCGACAAGCGAAACAATAAAAAAGGCAAACATGGCTGAGGATGCTGGTGTAAATTTAGTCGCTCAAGGCGGTGCTGGGTTTGTTGGGCAAATGAACTCAGCATCAGGCGCGTACAAGGGCTTTGTGGATGGACTAGGTGATGGCGCTAACCGCGCGCCTGGATTTAGCGAAGTCGTTACGGGTGCGCTTCGTAAAATGGGCGAAATGGCCGTCACTGCTGGTTTACAGGCGGCCCATGCGATTGGTGAGTTTGTCGTAGATTCGATCAAAGTTGCCGGCGATTTTGAGGGCGGTATGAATCGCTTTGGCGTTGCGATAGGTAACGCCATGCAAGGGTCGGGTAAGAGCACCGAGGATTTTAAACAATTATTTTTAACGCTCGGTGCCGAGCTGCCCGTATCGACCAGTGAGGTACAGGACGCTGCGATAGAGCTGGCTAAAGGCGGGCTTGATCCACTTGTGATTGCGGGGGATCGCGCGAAAGGCACAATGGGCGCATTAGAGTCAAGCCTAAAGTTTGCGGCGGCTGCGCAGATGGATCTAAAAGGCGCGGCTGAGCTGAGTATCAAAATGCTTGGGTCGTTTGTTCCCACAACCGCTAGCGCGGCTGAGCAAACAACGTTTATGGCTCATGCACAAGATATATTAGTAAAGGCGGCGGGTGCATCTACGCTTGACGTGGCTCAGCTAGGCGATGCGATGTTGCAAGCTGGCGGGCAAGCCAAAACCGCTGGGTTGGGCTATGACGATTTTGCTACCACGATGGGATTGATATCGCCTTCGTTTGGTTCAGCCGCCGAAGCCGGTACCAGTTTTAAGAATTTCTTAATCCGGCTTATCCCTCAAACAACAGACGCAAAGGCGGCAATGAGCGACCTGGGACTGGTAACGTTTGATACGGCTAAGGCTCAAGCGAATTTAGCGGCGGTTGGTATTAATGCCGCTGGCATGAGCGCTGAGCAAATGACCGCCAAAATGCTCGAGTATGCAAAATCAGTTGGCATGAGCAAAAAAGATACGGCTGACTGGCTCGGCTCGATGGATAAATCTGCGTTCTATGATGCTCAAGGCAATTTCATCGGCATGGAGCAAGCGGCGCAGAAGTTGCAGGACGCGACAAAGAACTTAACGGCTGAGCAACGCGTACAGGCATTTCAAACAATTTTCGGCAACGATGCCATGGGCGCAGCCGCAACCCTAGCCAGCGGCGGCGGCGAGGCGTATGCAGCGTTTGCTAAAAAAATGGCTGATGCGGCTGGGGTTCAGGCTGCGGCGGCTGGCACCCAGAAGGGTTTTAACGTTGCAATGGACAATCTCAAGGGTAGCCTAGAGGCGTTGCAAATAACAATCGGGTCGTATTTACTGCCAATCCTCACAGATCTATTTAATAACTATTTAGCGCCGGGGGTGAACTACGTTAGAGACTTAGTAACGTCCTTTGCAGGGGCGCAAGATAAGGTGGGTTTTTTGTCTAAAACGTTCGGTGACTTCAGCCCAGTCATGGAAGAATTCGGAGCGCAGTTCAATGCAGCAAAAAAGATTATCGGGGATGTAATGGCGCTTATTAATTCAATCGTGGGGCAGTACCTAAAGTTAATTACAGAGTGGTTTGATAAAAACGGCGCAGACATCAAAAGAACAATGGAGGTTGCGTTTAATGGCATTAAAGATATCGTCACGCTGGTCATGAAGCTGCTACAAGCGACGATTATTCCCGCGCTTACTGCGATTGCGGGGTTTATCAAAAACCACGGCGACGAAATAAAAATGGTGTTCGATACAGTCTGGACGGTGATAAAAACATTAATCACCACTGCGCTAACGGTGATACAAAATATTATTAAAATTGTCCTCGCGCTCATTAACGGCGACACAAAGACCGCAATGGATTTATTGTTTCAAACCTTCGACGTGATACTGAAGGCCATTCAAACGATATTCACGACGGTATTTAATTTAATCTGGTCGTTCATTAAGGGCGCGATGACCAACATCTACAACACAATCAAAACGCAAATGGAGTTAGCGCGGGCAAAGGTCTTAGAACAGGTAAACAATATCTTAGCTGACGTAACGAGGGTTTTTACAACTATAGTGGCTGAGGTGGTTAGCAAAGTAACCGAGATCTATAACTCAATCGTGACGTGGTTTACAAACGCCAGAGATAGGGCAATTGCGCTAGTAGGCGAGATGCTCACTGGTATCAGTAACACGATGATACGAATTAGAGATTCGATCATTAATGCAATTAAAGACGCAGTTAATTTTATTACGTCCCCCAGCGCTTTGTCGGACTTTATTAGCGCGGGTATAAAAATGGTTGAATCTATCGTGAGGGGGATCAAGGATAGCGCCTCTAAAGTTGTTGACAATCTATGGGCTGTGGTGCGAGGCGCATTAGATAAAGTGTTTGAAGAGTTAAAGCGATTTATCTCTAACCCGTTTGGGTATTTTGGCTTGTCTATACCATCGATAGGCTCACTAATTGGAATAAAGTCGTCTCCGGTAGATGGCGTAGGCGGAAACCCAAAATTGCCGCAATCTATTTCGACAGTTACTAACGTCACCAACAACTACAATTTAAGCGTTGCATCAGCCCAATCTCAAGGGAGCGTCGTGTACGACTTTGGAATAATGCGTGCAATTGCACTAGGAGCGCACTAATGCCGATATCGACTGTCCTTACCCAGCGCAATGCGGTACTATCTATCGTGCCGCATTTGATCGATCCGGGATTAATCGGCTGGTGGGGTGTCGTGGTACCAGAAGGCACAACAAACCTTTGCTATAACCCCAGCTTTGAAGGCCCTAGCGCTTCGGGCTGGAATGGCTATGCAACCGGGAGCGCTTCCGGTACCAGTACCGTTGTTGCGGCAAATGCCTATAAGGGGCAGCATTCATATCGAGCCGTGAAAACCACTGGCGCATTAGGCGATAAATACGGGGCGTATTTTGTCATTAGTATTACCGCAACTAAACATTACACATTTAGCGTTTATGCGTCGTGCCCTATTGGGGCGGCTGAGCTGACCATCGATGGATCGTATGGAGCTGGCGGTGCGGCGATGGTGCAAACAGTACAGATATCGGGGTCTAACTGGAAACGTTACAGCGTTACGATACATTGTCAAAATTCAGCGACAGTAAATATGCGGGTGTATCTGACAAGCCTAACTGGCACGTTATATTTTGATTGTGCCCAAATTGAGGCTAAGCCGTACGCAACGACGTACTGCGATTTGTATCAAGAAGATTGTGGGCGCGACGATCCCTATAACGCGGCCAGTCCAATATCAAGGTCTAGCCTCTCAAGAAAAGGAGGTCGCGTCGTGAACCTGAAACAATTTCGCTTTACATTACTGGCGATGGTTGGGCTAGGGATGAGCGGGCTAACGGTCTCTGATGCGCAGTTTGCGGTTGCGGGGGGTGGCTATTACCAGCGGTCAGTTGCCAATATTAGGCAATTTACTCTATCAGGGACGCTAGATTGCGTTGACAAATATCAATTAGCCGAGGCTAGACAAGGGTTAATCGATGTGTTTTTTCCGTCCAACTCATCGAATAGACAAAAAATTAGGCTTATCTACCAGCCCATGAATGATGAGGGTGAATCTGGGCTAGTGCCTGTTTACATTGATTGCGTATATGTATCGGGGTTGGAAGGAAACTTTAACAACTTTCATCGCGAGATGCTGCATCTCACGTTTAGAACCTACTTACCGTACATTGTTGCTACCAGCGAAAAGACAAGTGGTACGGGTTTAAGTTTCCCGGCATCGCTAAACGGCGGGGTAAATGGATTAAATCTAATCAAGCGCGATTCGTTGGGGAACTGGTCGAGTGTTGGTAATCCAGCCGATGCAAACTATCCGACGATTGTTGATCGCGTGATTGTTACCCGCGCGGGCGATGTCTACACGATAAATCTGTCTGAAAGGATTTTGTATAGATACACCCTTTCCACTAATGCCTGGTCGAAAATAACCGTAGGTACCGCTGGGCACATTACAGCGCTGGCAGAGGCATTTGATGGGAGAATTTATTTAGGTGGGACGTTCACCGGATCGGGGCTATCGCGCATGGCCTATTACGCTCCAGGCGGCGGTAGCCTTACGCAGGTGTCTACAGGGGCAGATAACGGCGAAGTCAAAGCGATCAAAGTTGGCAACGACGGCCGTATATGGTTTGCAGGTAGCCAAGACACGTACGGGGGCGTGACTAAAGGTGCCATTGTTGTGTACGACCCCGTTACGGCTGTTATCTCGGCGGGGTCGAACCCGGCGTATATCGGAAATTTCACCGATATGGAGATAGACAAAATAGGGCGCACTGTTTACGTGATGGCTCCATCTGGGGCAGTGCTCAGAATAGATACCGCGACCCTAATTGTTACCGACGATTTAACCGTCCCCAGTCACGCCGCGAGCACCTACTATGGAATTGCGTTTGACCCGCAAGGCAACCTTTGGCTAGCGGGCAGTTTTACAGTGGTAAATGGCACGACTGCGCCAGGGCTAGCTGTTTGGAATGGCGTTGCGTGGCTTCCGGCCCCCGCCCGGTTTGACCCTAACAGCGCTTCGCCAGTGATTAAATTTTTAGACTGGACGCAAGACGGTTTGTATCTGGGTGGGTCTGGTATAAAGGTTCAGAATTTTACGATTCTGACCGCTGACGCATTTTTATGGACTGGCTCAGCGTGGCAAGTTGCTACGTTCGACATGACCGGGGGCGTGTATCCAACATGCGCGTATTCGAGCGCGCAAGGTGATTTGTATTTTGGGGTAGACGCAACCCCTACGACAGTCGTAGTGCCCATATCGACAACTGTCGCAAACGGTTCTGCGATGCCTTCGCCTGCGGTGATTTATTTAACTGGCCCGATGCGAGTATTAAATATTCGCAATTCGACCAACCAGGCGGTACTTAATTTCGACTTCGTTATAGGCAATGCAGAAACAATCCGTATTGAGACTGGCGCGATATGGAGCATTATTAGCGACAAACGCGGCGATGTGAGTTATGCGTTATTGCCTGGCTCTAGCCCAGCGCTATTTACGCTCATGCCAGGAGACAACAAAATCAGTATCTATACAACTGGTACCAATGGATCGAGCGTTGCGTGGGTAGAGGCGACGAATACATATAACTCGCTTGACGGTGTAATGGTGCGCTAATGCCGATTGACCCAAATATCCAATTTAGAGGTATCGCTAACTATGAGGTTAGGATTTACTCAGCTAACCGTAGACGGTTATTTGCAGTATTGAGCAGCGGCGCTTCGATTGATGCAGATGAACCTATAGATATATTTGCGCGAACACAAATGCGCTGGGAGGTTCAAGGCCCGTATGTGCGCGGCGGGTTTTATAAACTCGATTACGTCATGAATGAGTCAGATGTGGGGGCGCTAACGCTAGAAATGCCGGCATTGTTTCCCTCAACGTGGCTGACGATAGATTGCAGTATCGAAGTGTGGCGCTCTACTGATATTGATGGAAAGTCTTGGGCGCTTGATGGGTCAAGGTTGTGGCTTGTAAATAAGGTGCGCTGGGTGGGCGGTGCTACCCCTAGACTAATCATCGGGGCAGTAGATACGATAGATATTCTGAGGCGCAGAATTGTGGCTTATGCCGCTGGAACAACGTACTCAAGTAAAGGCCCCGAATACATCGATGAAATTATCAGGCAGGTAATTGTCGAAAACTTCGGTAGTGTAGCGGTGAACCATTCGCGTGATATCACTCAATTTGATACGGGGTTTGAATGGACGCATCAGGGAGCGCCAGTAATATTTACCTTCTCGGCGGGGCTACTTCCGCAAACACGTAAGGGATTTGCGTGGCGTAATGTATGGGAGGTTGTTAAAGAATTGTTAGGCGAGGCGGCGACATTGGGGACATATGCGTCAGTGCAATGCAGGTTTTTACCCAGTATCGATACGATAGAGTTTGTGCTTATTGTTGGCACTACTGGTGCAGACCGTGGGCTAAAAAGCGCCAACCCATTGATTTTGAGTGAAGATTCTGGCACGCTTAAAGACGTGAGTATCGAGCTGGACTGGACATCGACAGCCAGCGCTATCTATGCGGGTGGCGCTGGCGAGGGCGCTAATAGATTGATTTTGTATGCAACTGACCAAGCGCGGCAGTTTGCGAGTCCATTTGCGCGTATAGAGAAATTTATAGAAAACACATCGATAGAAAACAGAGCCGCGCTTCAATCTGAGGTCAATAGCGCGTTGCGTGAAGCGCGACCTATAAAACGGTTTGAAGGCTTTGTAAACGAGACAGAAACGCTGCGTTATGGCTACGACTATGCGTTAGGTGCGACACTGGTTGCATCGGCAGAAAATCAAATGTTTAACTGCCGCATTATCCAGGTGCAGGTCACTGTTGATAGTAAAGGCGAAACAATTCGTGCTCGGCTTGCGCAAGACGAGTTATTGGAGTTTTAATGATTGAATTCGCGCAGAAATTATCCGAACTAGAAAGGCGTGTCGAGCGCCTTACAGCCCATGAGCCGCGCGGCAATAGAAATAAATATCCACTTGGGCTGGGGGTTGCCGCTGAGCTGGACTTTAATACCCCTGGGGGTAACGCTGGATGGGCATGGTCTACGACAGCGCCGTTTTCTACGCCTAATGTGGCAATTGACTATGCGGGCGCAGATAATTATTTAGTGGTGTCGGCCAACACCGGGCGCAACTTTTATCGGAAGATTACAAGTGGCGCTACGTTCCTAAATCAATCTGCATACGCCCGCATTGCAGTTCAGCATGGTGCAAGCTGCGGCATTCGGCTAGATGCAAATAATGGCGATACTGACTACGTAGAGTTTTTTATGCTGCACACATCAGGCGTTAGTGCTGAATGGCGCATTAAACAGTCCACAGCGGGAGTAGCCACTGACACGGTACTCACTACGCCCAGGAGCGATCTGTTTACAACGTTTGCGCTCAACCTCTATGCACCCTCTCCTCCTACGTGGACACCGGCTGTATACGTGGTTCAAGAGGATGGTAACCTCCTAAACATCGGCGGCGGGTCGAGCGCGACATGGACAGTCACGCGCGTGGGGATTGTGTGTCGCGAAGATATTGGCGGCAGCAATTTTGGATTTGCTAGATGCGATTGGTTAGCAATGCAAGGATTTACCTAAATGGCAAAGAAATCAACCTCGCCGAGCCTGGCTAGCCTAGACCAGCTCGCGCTGAGCCTAAACCCAGTACCAGATAAGGCCAGCACCGGACACGCCTACACGCATATCTACGATCAACTATTTAGCCAGTATCGTGACGATAGAATCACAATACTTGAAATAGGCGTGTGGGAGGGTGCGAGTATTGATCTATGGCTGAAGTATTTTTTAGGAGCGCGCATTATCGGCGTTGATATAGATTTATCGCGCGCGAAAGATAAATTCACCGACAATGCCAGAGTCACGCTTTATCAAGGGAACCAGGAAGATAGCGAGTTTTTAAAATCATTACCTGGTGCTGACATCGTAATTGACGACGGCGCGCATTTAGTCTATCCAACTGTAAGCGCATTTCATTGGCTATGGCCTAAAACTCGATTGATGTATATCGTAGAAGATCTGCACACCTACTATTGGCCCGAATCTAATCCATCTAATTCAGACCAATGGCTAATAGAGCTGGCGCGCGATTGTCTAGGTCGGGGTAAAACCCATGCAGACAATGCAGCAACCGAGATCAAAAGCATTCAGTTTTATCAATCGTTAGCGGTAATTAAAAAGATATGAATTTACTACCGATAGTTTTGGCGCTTTTAATACAAGCCCCCACGCCAACCCCAGCGGCGGTAATGCATTTGCCGAAAATGGGAGTTGATAGAACCCTAACCCCCACGCCAACCCCCACGCTCACGTATACACCTACTCCCACGCCAACTAACACGCCAACCAACACCCCCGCGCCCACGCCCACGCCAACGCCAACGCCAACCAACACCCCGACAAACACCCCCACGCCCACGCCAACCCCCGCGCTCAAAATCTACTACGGCTCGCTGTTTGGCGCAGGTGATTTATACAACCTTGATATAGGCGGTAAATGGAGACAATCAGTATCGATCAGGTTTAGGGCTATTACGACTGATAGGCTCAGATCGATCAGAGTATTTTTTACAGACAATCGAAATGCACCAGGATACGCAAGTGGCAGCGGCGGCAAAATCCTTATACAGGTATTTGCAGACAGCGGCACAGCCAACCATGAGCCATCAGGCGCGGCGCTGACTGCGATTAATTTCTCACCCAATTACGTTGGCGGTAAAGACCCTCTTGGTACCAGTGGCATATTTAGGTCGCTGGAGTTTGGGGAGCCTATTACGCTGAGCGCTGGGAGCCTGTACCACGTTGTATTTAGTAATGTCGATCCCTCACCGACAAACAATTATTTAGGGATCGATAACAACATCGTATTTAATGGTGAATCACAACCCACGATAACAACGCTGGATTTGGGGTTGTTGTTTAGAGATAAAACAACTAGTGGCTGGGGCGATGCTAGCAGGAATTTTGCATCAATCAAGCCCAGCTCGATGAGCCCAATTATTTCGCTCTCTTATTTGAGCGGCAGAACTCAAGGCGATGGTTACATGGAGGTATGGTGGCAGCAACCCAGATATGTATCGGGGGTTCAGGGCGTTAGGGAAATATTCACACCCACTAAAACCATTAAGGCGCTGCGGACAATATCGATTAGGCTAAAAAGATTGTCCGGTGATATTGCCCTTTCTATCAGGGTGACGAGACTCGACGGCAGTCTAGTTGCACAAACCGATATACCGGCTAGTGCGATCAAACTCAACCGCCACGACTGGGCTACGGGGGTGTTTGCTGCACCGTTTGATTTAGCGCTGGGAACGCAATATTTTTTATCACTGGCGAGCGTCGGCAATTATGAGGTGATTGCCATTCGAGATGGAGGCGCGTTTGGGTTTGGGCGCGAGACAACCTTTAGCGATGGCTACGTGCAATTTAATCGTGGCGATGGCAAGGGTTGGCAGGGTTGGTACGGCTGGTCGTATGAGGGAGCGCCAAACCAGGTATTTGGCGATTTGCAGTTTTACCTATCTGACTAGTTGTCAAGGACTGTGGATAGGTGTAGAGTTGAGCTGCACCCTGTGGCGGGTGACACTCCTCCTCCTCCTCGTGAAGCAAGCGCCTGACGCGTCAGGCGCTTGCGATGTACAGCTGGCAAATAAACGCCCCTGTTAGCACTGCTAACAGGGGCGTGGTGATGAGCTAGGGTTACTTAGGGGGCGCGCCCCTTGCGCGGCGGGGGCTTAGGTGCCTTAGACGACACAATTTTGAGTATTAGCGCCTGAACGATATTGCGGGGCTGGCCCTGGCGCTTTGCTGCGCGCGCGAGCTTGAGGGCATCGGTTGATACGTGTTTCATGTTATCCGCAGTCCGCGCATACTGGCTCATCAAAAAATCCGAACCCAGTTGCAGGCATTCCACAATAGTGACAGGATCGCGATTTGCTCAGCTCGCTTGGTTTTACGATGTATTCGTAGCGACTATCCTCTATTTTGATGATGATGAGTCCTTTTTCGGTTTCATGTTTTCGCTGAGAGATGACCAATTTATTTTGATAGTACTTGTCCATGATTTCCTCCCTTACGACTGATTTACCTGGCGGCCGATTTTTTTACTAACAAACGCTGCGCCATACTTTTTAACCGCTGCGCGCCGACCTGCGGTGCGTTTGCGCATCTCGATCTGAGACGCGAGCTCGGCTTCAATTTGCGCGTCAGACATACCATATAGATAGCTAAAGGAAGTCTTTCCTTGAATATAGCTGTCGCCGGTTTTTTCACTGCGGAATGTCTCGAATGCCCAGTTGACGATAGCCTGTAGGCGTAGGCACGTCTGATAATCGAGATTGCGACCCTGGAGCCCGCCCGCGATTTTATACAGACCCGATACGTATTTTTCGACGCGTTGATTAATAATCAACTCGCTATCTGGGGGGAGTTTAACAATTTGAGTGTTCATATAAATAGTCCGAGTAGAGAAATAGAAATTACTGTTAGCGTTGCGATGACTACCACTGCGAGTATGCAGCGGCGGTTAATGGGGTCTGATAAAAATGTGTTCATGCTAATTCAAGCGCTAGGGCTGCTAGACGCTTAGCGATCCAGCGCCCGACCGCTCGGCTTGATTGCGTAGTAGGCGTTACCCAGCGCATCGGGATAAACCCGTCTACTGAGCGCGCGGGGTTGTCTGTCACCTCATACTGCGCTGAGACGACCTTGCCCATAAAATCTCGCGACATAGGAATCACTCTAACGGTCACTGCGTCCCCCGCGCTGTTAGTCAAGCGGAAGATGTGTCGCCCCAGCATCACGGGGGCGCACTGAGCAATACTTGCGATATCTGAAATATTAACGGGAATACTGGTTGGGTTCGTCATGTTAGGCCTCAATATTCATCCCATTGGCGCGCATGTAGTTAGATACTGCAAACGGGGTAAATGTCCGTAAAAACCCGAAACGGATTTTTTTAGCACATGCTGCAACGCTGCGTAGATCAGCGGGTTGTAGGCAAAGCGCGTAATCAAACGTCAGCGCGTGCACCTCGCAGTAGCTAGAACTGGCATCAGCTAGCTCGATGACGTAAAAAATCGGGACGCTGGCACCAGTGACCTCAATGGTCGCCCTATTAAGCGCGTGATCGTGACTAATCACTTTATGGCCGAGCGTTTGAGCGACTTCGTTAATGAATTCGTGGGGGGATTTATCGCAATAGTTTGTCATGATGCCCTAATGCTATAGATTCCTCCTGAGGCGTATGTTAGGTAGGTATAAGGCATTCCTGAGGCATTCCTGAGGCGTACATGAGAAGGGCGGAGCCGTCA